CAGTCATGTAACTAGAAGCCTCAGCATCATCACTTATACTACTTGTACTATTTCTTAGTTCCTTTAACAGTTCATCCACTTCAGCTTCCGTAACCCCTAACTTATCAGCATAAAACTTCTTGCTCTTTTTCCAATTCAGCATGTTTTGAAGCTGATCTAAAAGATGTTGGTTGCCGACCATAACTCGATAATTTGGTTAAAATTACAGTAAAGGTATAAATGTTTTTGAAATTCTCCAAATTTATTTAACTGAACAAGTTATCTATTATAATCAAATTGATTAGAAATAAAAACCCCCACCCTAGAAAGGGCAGGGGAAACACCCTGTAAAACCAACAAAACAGGGTTTTTAATATGTCAGAAAGATTTAAGGTATTACGGAGCATATACCGCTGCAGGTATTGGAACCCCATGCTGGATTGTAATCAAAGTCATATGGACCTACGTAATAAGGAGGAGTAAAACTCGTTCCTAATTGACTAATTACTTTATAACCATATCCGTCTGGTACTAAATTTAATACGTAATTGTCTATTGTACTTAAACTTGATTGTGCTCTCATAATAAAACTACCTAAAACACTACAATCAATACAACTGTATCTATCTACACTATAGTAGTAATAATTAGGAACTGTTGTAGTTGTAGTAGTGGTAGGTGGAGCAATAGTTGTAGTTGTAGTTGTTGTGCTGCTAGTTGTTGTAGTTGTACTACTACTACTTGTAGTTGTTGTACTAGTAGTTTCTACACAGGCATTTACAAGATTACAAAAACTTACATTTAGCGAAGGGTTGGTTAATATAGTTTGAAGAATGGTTTGAACCAGAGACACTGGATCCAACTCTTGATCTATCTTCTCAAGAACCACATTTAAATTATCTCCTGTAGTTACACCTGTATTTGGTAAAGTTGGACCATTATAGCAAATGAGATTAGAATTTATTGGATATCCAGCAAACCAACCATTGTTGCACTTCTTTGGATAGACAGAGTTGACAACAACAGGATTACAAGGAGAACCTGGTACACAAGCCATTTATTGTAGATTTAATAGATTAGGGAATGTACATGATATAGTAACAAGCAAGTGTAGGCTGAATATTAGAGTGACCAAGTCCACCTCCTGCAGAAGCAATAGTTATTCCTGTAGTGGATGAATTAGTGGTCAAAGTTGCTTGAACACCATCCCTACTAGATTCACCACCACCTCCTGGTTGAATTGCTCCCTCGTACGTGTGCGTGTGACCAGGATCTGTAAGAGTGTGTGTATGTGAAGGAATCTGTGTAATATCAAGAACTACACTGTTAGCTCCATATGCTGTATCTCCAAGTGCATAGTTAGGATTACCAGGAGTGGCAGGATTAACAGCAGCTGCTAGAGCACCTCCAGGAACAAGTTGTATAGCTCCAACAGGAACCCTACCACGTTTGTCTGGTGTACCGTTCTGACCATTACACAAATAGATTTTTTCCCAATCTCCAAGACCTGCACCTGTAGCATCAAAACTAGAAAGAGAACCATAATATTCCACTACAGTGTAGGGAACCATTTTGTTGTAGTATTTAGTTGATGTAGCAGTGCTGTCAAGATAGGCTTGAATCAAGGTGTCTAGGTCAGCAAGCTTTACATAGTTAACATCAACATCAAGAGCAAGTGCTGCCAATGCTACATCCAAAGCACACAGTTTTGTAATCACTGCTTGGAGAATAGCGTGGGTTCCAGAGGTAGAAGTTACACCAGTTAGACATCCTATTGAATATGCACTTTCGATAACATCAACTCTTGCGTCAAGAACTGTAACTTGAGTTTGCAAATCACAGGCAGCTTTAATTAGAGCAGTTAGATAGGCATTTAGTGTAAGTTCTCCACAATCAGGAAGATATTTACTTACCACTTCACATATGATCGTTTGATCGATGATAGGTTTAACACCTTCACCGTTAATCGTTGATGTGAGAAATTCTATCAAAGTGGCTTCAATATAAGACAGAGAGTCACCATTCTGAATACCCAGAAGTGGAACATCGATGCCTGTATATCTAACACATCTATCTGAAACAATTTCAGCACACCCGTTATAGCAATTTGAACAAGCCATTTTAGGTTATTATTTTTTAATTAAAAGTTTAACTTTACTAGCTATCTGCTCCACAGAAAAGTTTGATGCATAATCCAAATTACAAAACTTGAACGTTAATATTCTTTTGTAATTTAATAGGTCACCTATTACAATTCCAGGCACAGGATAGTTGAGTTGGAAAACAATGTTGTTATATTCATTGTTTGCCAATTCTGTCAACTTACAATCTATCTCTCCTAAGAGAAACGTTATAGTTGAACAATCAACGCAATTTGTAAGCCTTGGTGATAACATTTTTTATTCTTTGAGTTACTTGAGTCAATGCATGATTACAAGCTGAACATAGACCATTGATTAGTTGACAACCACAGCCAAATTTCATTCCGCAGTTTCTACAATTTGCCATATTAATAAAAATTATTTACGTAATTGTTTCCGTAACAATTACAGTTGTTCTTAATAAAGTTGGTTAACATCTTGTTTGCTTGATTGTACAACTTGTTTGATGTAGCCACAGCACAGTTATTAGCAGCAGCAATAGATCCCTGAATAAAATAGTATATACTATTCAGGTCAACTTTTGCTTGTGTTTTTATAGCCATGTCACATTCCATCATATCAAGCTTCATGAATGCATCATCAAATTTTTCTTGGAGATGATCAACACGAATGATTGTCTTTTGTACAAAGTTTAGATATGCAGGAGCTACGGAATATTTTATGTAATATATTCCATCAGGAAGAGGAAGCAAAGGATCCCCAACAGCTGTTAATCCCAATGAAGCAGAATTATAGATATTGAAGTCATTAATGTTAAACGGAAGACTTACAAGACCAAACCCAGGAACTTCAATTTCTATTGTAGGAGCTGATACAGGAGGGGACGCTGGATAAGTGGACGCATCAGCAATACCTAATGTTTGTATATTGTATGTAGGGATTACTAATATGTCTAATTTAAGATCCGCCATGTTTTTTAAATAAATAAGCCAGAGGATTTGAGATTGAATCCTCTCACCCTCTGGCTTAGGTTATATGATATTGTTTCTTGCTACCCTATTAAGGAATCAAAGTGCTAGTGGTAGAAGTTGTAGGCCATACAGTGGTGGTAGTAGATGTAGTGCTTACACAAGCATTATCATCAGCTACAGCACCAAGACCTGCTACAAGAACCGCTTGAATAGCAGCAGTGAGTGCTTGAGGAACAGCAATGATTACCATTGAATCTTCCTTAATATAATCACCCCAAGAATAGGCAGACTTGTCATACTCATTGAACTTGATGTAGAAGGTATCATAAGTGGTACCATCAGTTACCCAAGATTCAAAGTTTTCGTTATAACCAGCCATCCTATAGAGATGCTTCAGGTAACCAGCTTGATAGCTGTAGTAGTTTTTCTCCAATTGCTTAACCTCATCAGAAGTACCTGAAGGGTAAGAAGCACGTTGAACAACTTCAGCATTAGCTACAATGTTACAAGCATCTGCTACAATAAAGTCAGCAGTGGTTGCAGGACCGCTGTACACGAATGTACGGAACCACATCCTGTCATACTCCCAAGGGAATGCAGCAACATCACAAGGCTGACCATACTTGGTAAGAGGCTTACCAGAAATACGGAGGATAGCGTTCTGATCGTTACCAATCCTTTGGAATTGATAGAAATCATTGAAGTTGATGTTGTCTGGGTTGTTACCAGGAGCTTGCAAAGTCAATTGATAGATGAACTGATCAATCAATGCAGGAACATCAACGTTGGTGCAAGGATCACCACCACAGTCACAACAAGGAGCTTGTACAGTTACTGAGCGAGTGAAACCATTGAAATACAAAGTATCCAGATAAGAAGAGTGGGCACGGAGTGTAAGGGTAACAATGTCACCACACTTTACGTTCCAACCATCAACATCAGTAACTTGAGTAGCAGGTGTTGGACAACCAGACACTTTATACCACTCGGTTACATTGGATTTACAAGTTCCTTCAACGCAACCTGCAATCTTGTCAGAGCGTTTTGAACCTTGAAGATAAGTGTTTGTTCTACCTTGAGCGAGATAAAAGTATGGTTTAGCAGCGATGTTAGCAGCAGTTGCCACACTATAATCACTTCTAAAGATACCAAACTGTCCTGCGGACAGAGCTTGCGTAGAACCAGAGCTAGGTAGAGAGTTTCCTACTGGAACTACGAAGAGCGTAGTTAATGAGAAATCAGCCATTTTGTGCTTATTTTAATTATTAAAAAACTTATTCATTTGTCTGTATCCTGTATATACTATTCTGGACAGCAGACTGATTTTCGGTGTACATTGCAAGATTTTGAACTGTCAGATCTAGAAGTTCATCTTCTAGGTAAAGTTCTAGTTCACAATCCTGATCGAATGATGGTTCACCATCAAGCATTATGTACCCCTCTTTATTGATGTACTGAGGATACCTCATGTACGATATGTTAACAGTTTTAGGGGTGAAGGTACCATCTGTGAAAATACTTATTTCATCAGATGATATGAAATTGAATGTTTCCTGGTATTCAAAAGAGGGCTTATAGTGATCATTATTTAAAATGAACTGTAAGTCGCCATGTTTGGCTAAATCTCTATTGATCCATATCTTTCTATCCTTACACCTACCTTTGTCAGCTATTACATAGCTGTCAATGTAAAACATATACTTAGGATCCAACCTATGGAGGTTTGCTTTCCACTGATGCAATTCTTCATTAAGAATAGTGAGTGTAAGCGGTTGATGATTGTACGTTACAACCAGACTTTGGAGATCTTCATACCTTTTCTTAAAGGCATCCAATCCTAGTCCAGAAACTGTAGATGCACCATCAACTTTTTGTTTTATTAGTTTGATTTGAGCTTCATTCAAAGCTAAAATCTTATCTTCTAATGCTATCTGTTGATGTTCGTTAGTTGATAGTTTATTTAGTTTCTGATCTATTTTATACAATAAACTATCTACAGGTATCATACAGAAGCTAGTTTTTTACTTTTAAGTTTTTGTTCGAGGGTAAGCAGTTCATCCTGATTGTCATCATCAGCAAGGAACTTTACTAAATCTTCTTCATCCTTTGCCACTTCAAACTCACCTTCGTAAATTTTTCCATTAGGCTTAAGCCTATATACAGAATGTGTCAGAGCTTGCTTTACCAAATCTTTAATATGGAGTAAGTTTTCTTTCATGTCAGCAAACCTGTTGAAAATCTCAACTGGATTCAATCCTTGATATTTACCATTCTTGAATTCTGTTTGCTTAAGAACATTGTCAACTTGGTTGTACACAGAGTCTTCTCTAGAATCATCTGTTACAGGGAGACCTAGCAACCTTGCTATCTTCCTCTTCTTCTCAGGAGTCATTGAATCAAACTTCACAATAGCTTTATTGATAAGCTGTTTCTTTTTGAACACTACAGCATTTTCAATATCTTCATCAGCTACATAGAACTGAGTGTCAGCAGGGAATTCACCACGCTCCCAAGCTTGATAGCTAGAAGCAATTGTTGGATGAACCCTAAGCCATGCAAATGCAAGTTCTTGATGAGGAACAGAGATGTCAAAATAGTTATCTCCATCTATCAATTTTACAGGTTGTACATGCATTGTATCATCTGTAGATGTAGAAAGTCCATAGTTCCAAAATTTAGAACGTGGTCCAAGATCAATTCCTCCAAGAGCATCTTGAAGTTTTTCACGAAGTTCTGTAACTCGTTCAATCTCAATCTCTCTTTCTGTAGGATCTGAAATTCTACGGATGTAGGATGCATTAGGATCAAGACCTGTTCTATACTGACCATCAAGTTCCTTGTATGGATACTTGAATACGCCTGTACCAGGTATTCTTGTAAGTCCTCTTTGTGCTAGACCACTTTGCATTGTTTGCAACTGTGTGCTATTGTAATCCCTTTTGATTGTGGAAATTTTCCCTGTCTTACCCATTTTATGTAGTTTTTGTTTGGTTTATAAAAGTTGACTTTTCTATTTACACTTACCCATATGTAGTTTAAGTTGCAGAGTGCTTCCACTGAAGGAGTAGCGATTGGGAGACACCCCAATCCAACACTCTGTAGTTTGAGAAGAGCTCCCCCACATAGGAGTGTGGGGGGCATTCTCTTCTCGGTATAGGAGTCTAAGGATACTATCCTTAGAGTGGATCCTTAGAATTGTGGGATCTCTTCAATCAAAACTGTACGAGACAAGTCTTCAATGAATACATCACAACGGTCTTTCATCCAGATCTCATAACCAGGGAACTTGTTAGCTGAGCTCATACCCTGAGACTTAGCAAAACCAAGGTGGTGACGAGTTCCGTCAATATAACCCCAAGTCATAGAAGGAGCACCTTTCATCCTTACTTCACGGATGTTGTTCACCATTGAACCATCGCTCATTGGAGATACGTCAAACACCATAAATACAGGAGTAGATTTCTTGTTCTGACCAAATTCAAGGTTAGATTGTGGAAGATCCAATTCTTTCAAGTGAATCAGTTCAACACGACCAGTCTCACGAGTAACCATTGCATCGAATGCAAAGTTGTAAGTGATGTGTTGTCCTTCTCCTTGCATATAACGATTACCGCTATCTGCCATGAAAGTCAAGCCAGAATTCAAAGCATCTGTCTTAAGAGCTTGCTGGAATACGTCAAAACCAGCTTCGTTAGTGTACATTTTAACACGACGGTCTTTTACATCAACCCTACGATAGAACAGATCTCCGAAAACTGAACGGATAAGGTTAGCAGAAAATTCACCACGGTTATATTGAACCAAGTTACCATTGTTACGCATCCTGTGGTAAACACCAGCAGAGGTACGCTTCAATTCTTGCTTAGAACCATTTGTTTTAACAGTACCAGGCTTGCTCCAAATCATACGCTTAACTTTCAACTCAAGCATAGATTTACGCATCCAGAACTCAATGAATGGTTCCCATTTAACATCATTCCTAGTCAAAGGAAGTTGGTTCCTACGCTGTGGAGCGTAAACCAGGATGTCCAAAGGTTTGCCAGAAGCATCACGCATCATTTTGTCATCAGCCCACTCAGTGATTTTGTGCTCAAAACCATATGCAGAACCAAGAGATTCGAACATAGTGATTTGCTCACCCAAACGAGGAAGACCCAGAAGATCTTGATCGAACTCACCGATAGCAGCATCAACAAGCTCAAGTTCAATTCCGTATTGCAGGAAAGTTGGGCTTACGAAGTCTACAGTTGGGTTATCACTAACGAGAGTGAAAGAATAAAGGTAGCCCATGTTCCAAGGAACTGGATCCTTAATAACGTAGAAACGAGGACCATACTGACGAGAACCTACAGAAACGATGGCGTTCTTAGAGAACTCATTTGTGTCAAGTACCAATTGGAACTCTTGACCATCGATACCAGGCTTAAGCAATTCTGCTGTAGAAGTTGGGATGTCGATGATCTTAGGGAACTTGTAAGGAACTGCAACTTGCCACTTCCATGCATCGCTATTATTGTCGATGTAATAAGGAGTAGACTTGTTGATCATGTCCAAAAAGTCGTTGCTGTACAGAGAGCTCTGTGTGTAGAGGCTGATGATTTTCTTGTCGTAATCAGCAGGCTCAGTTGAGTGGAAGCTCTCCAGGTGGTTAGCATCAGTGAGCTTACCTACGGCACGTTTGTCCATAGAAGCAACACGAGCATACGTGAAACCAGTTAACCCTGGGATTGTTTGAATTGCCATTTTGTGTTATCTTTTTAAGTTAATATAGAAAAAAAAAGTTAAATAAACCACGAGTTTGGCTTACTGGATTTGCTTGATTTCACTGAAGCTTTTGTTGCTTGTCTAGCAACTTCACCAAACAATTCATTTGACTTTTTGGTGATGCCAGTCTTTTGAATCGTAGAAAGTGTAGGATCTTTTTCAATGATCTTTAGAAGAAGGGCAACCTTCACTTTCATTTCATGATTCTCTGGACGCTTCAGATCTAGGATGGTACGATCAAAATCTGTGAGCTTTTCACCAGAGCTTGTTTTGTACTTATCAACTAGAAGGAAATCTTGTAGTTCACCAGCAAGTTTAGGATTGATGGGAATCCCGTCAAATTCTTTTGCTTTGAGTTTCTCTTGCAAAACAGTTTGAACGTTATTTATATATTGCTGCTTATAAGCAGCTTGTTGTTGTAATTGTGCTTCTTGTTCCTGTTCCATTTTAGCCAGCTTAGCTGACTCCTTTTTTACTAGCACCTTGTGGTGTTTTGTTGCAACAGTTTCAAGATCACCGTAGTTTTTCAGACGCTCCACTTCTGTAGAGATGTCTTCAGGATCAAAGCCTTGATCTTCAAGAGCTTGTTTTATAACTGCCACTTGATTGCTTTCTTGTGACAGATCCATTTCTGAAAAACTCTGTATTTGATTATATGTGCCGAAATATTCTTTGGGATTAACTCCCTTTACAAAGATGGCATCAAAGGCTTGTTGGTAATCTTCACCAAACTGTCCAATGAAATTGTTAACCACCTCAATTGCACCTTTTTTCTTTTCTGAGTTAAACCTCTCAAGGAATTCTTCAGCTGTAGAGATTGTTACATCTTCTTCATCTTCATCCTTGGAGAATACGCCCAGTTTGAAAAGGTCTCTAGATAGAGCTGTGAATTGGGAAACCTCTTCTTCAGCTTCTTCATCAGCATCTTTAGTTTCTTCAGGAGCAGCTTCTTTTTTAACAGGAGCAGAGGGTGTTTCTTCCTCTTCCTCTTCTGTATCTTCTCCGTACAGAAAACTTTTAATATCAACAGTTTCCTCTTTCTTTTCTTCTTCTGTAGATGCAGCAGCAGCTTTTGCTGGAGCTTTCTTTTCAGGAGCAGGAGCTGGTTCGTTGATATCTTTGATATCATCAGGGTTTCCTGTAGCGGTTTCTGGTCCCATCAAATCATTTAATAGATCTGTGTTGCCCATTCCCATTTCCATAGTATCCTGAATACTGAAGTTCCCAAATTGGGGATTATCTAGATTTTCGGCCATATGTAGTTCTATTTAATTGGTTTTCAATGTAAAAGTATAGTAGTTTAATTTATTAGCAAAGAGAACGAACACTATATACCCCAATTTTGAAGATAATATAGCATTAATATTTTTTACTCTAATCAAGTTTGTTTATGATGGAGTCATTTATTATCCTAAAACTTCTGATTGGAGCAATATCTGTAAGTGTAACTTGTTGTATATCAACGCCCCACTTCTTTGCTTCAACCCTCACTTTTTTAGTAAGAATGTTGTCCATGTCTGGAGCTAAGCATTCTTCTAAGGATGTAGTGATTATGATGTTTTTTATAATAGACTGGGTGACATCAGACAAAGCATCCTGTGCATCATAAACTTCCAAAAGGAATATCTTAACGTCTGATATCTTATATTTAATAACTCCCTTCACCACAATGTTCTGTTTATCCTGTGTGTACAAGGACTGTGGAGCAAGACTGAGGGTAGTTACTACCACATGCTGTGATATAACGTCATCAAATATTGGAAGTTTCACGTGGAACCCTGGACCTAACACCTTCCTAAACTTACCATTTCTAAGAAGAACTGCTTCCTCATAGCTTGGTATAATGATTGCTGGTGACACATAGTGCCACCAGTCTAGTAGTAAGTCTATGAGTCTATCAAACATTATTTAGATTTTTTAGCTCGTCCCTTGGCATTTTCTTTAGCAATAGCTAAATCATTAGCTTGGTTCTCTCTTGCAATCTGCAGTTTTTCTCTTTCAAGTTGAAGTTTATCAGCAGCAAGTTTATTTTTATTTTGAATATCAGACATTTTAAGTTGGTAGTCTTTTGCAGCTTTGGCTTCCTCACTTGCAAACTTGCTCATCTCAAGAACATCTGGAACTGCATTCTGGTTAAGATCCTCACTCTCCACTTTACCAAATCCTGTAGCTTGGATGATGGCAATCTCTTTCTTATTAATCCTATCGAGTTCTTTTTGATAGTCATCATGTGCAAGCTTCTGTTCATTCTGAAGTTGAGCTTGTTCCAATTGGGCTTGAGCAATTTGTTGCTGTTGCTCCATTTGTTGCTGCTGTTGCTGCATTTGTTGATCCTGAAGCTGTTCCTGCCTCTCTTTCAATGTCTTAAACACTTTCTTCATTCCTCTTATAGAGTTCGTAGAATAGAGCTCTATTACGTCGTGGAGTGATCCTCCATTCTGTAGAACAGCTTGAGACAAGCCTCTAATTTCCCTAAACATCTCTCTATCTTCAGGACGATTTGTAGCAAACACCTTGAGGTCACGGAATCTGAGATCTGTACCATTCACTGAAACAAATGCAGACTCTCCTTCAGATGTGATATATGATAGTGTAGATTGAGGCTTTTTACTTTCTACATACAAAGAAGCATCAATCACTGCTTGGTACAATTGTCCAAGTACATACTCATGAGCTACAAAAAGAGGCTCTGTTTGAGAATAGCTCTGTTGAATTGCAGCATTTGTACCTGTAGCAGATTCACTAGCTGATACAGATCCCATCCTTTGCTTAGACATACCTACAAGTTCCCAACACTCATTCTTCAATTGCATAGCAAGTTGATAACGAGATTGTATTTCCTGCGTACGTGTGAGGTCAATATCTCTAAACTGATTGAAGCTGGATGGACTCTTGAGGTTCTCAGGGGAGTCATCGATGAACACAACACCTCTGTTCCTAGCTTCCATTTCCCAGATATCAAGAGCATCTTGTGCATCTCCATCTTTAGGAACTGGTACGTGCCTGATGGATGTCAAATAAACCTTACCCACTTCTTTCTCAAGGAGTTTATAAAGCTGATTCATACATACATTGTATAACACCTGGAAAGGTTTCATTAGATCAACCAGACTCTTAGCCTCAGTGTTCTTCACCTCATAGTTTATACCTATAATTGGGCAATAGTTCAAAAGATTGAATGGTTTGATGTGGTAGATGTCTGGTCCAATCTTTGTACCCTGATACCACTGATTAATCCATCCCCATTCCAAAGATTGTTCTGTAGGAATAGTTCCTGATTTGTAGTTCTCATCAACAAGAGTGGATTGTTCATTACCCAACTCATCTATGTAAATCAGCTTTCCGATTTTCTTTTTACTAAGCCAATATGTTCTAACCACCACATACTTGTAACCAAAAGAGGACACATTAGATGTAAGTCCTAAGAAATCTTTGAGACCATCGTTGTTCTCCTTCATTTCACTCTCGATAATCATACGGGTTTGAAGGACCAGTGGATCAAATGTATCGTAAGTAACTGAGTCAATACCAGGACTGACATTCGGATTACCTAGATTAGATTCACGGACATTAATTAGTCCATAGTCTTGGAGAGAACTTCTCAAATGGTCAATTTCATCTTTGGTAATATCAGGAATACTCTCAATGATTTCTGAAAGTTCCATAACCTGCACTGTACCAGCAGCATAAGCACCTTGTGCTCTACCTGTAGGATCAGATATATATTTTCTATCTGGTGTTGTTAAGAACCAGGTGTTCTTTGGATTAGCCACTTCAATGTTATATCCCACCTTTGAGTTATCCTCGTAGATGTGATAGTATTCACGAGCAGAAATAAGCATGTCTCTAAATGCATCTTCTGATTTCTCTTTCAGATTGAAGTCTGCTTTCTGACAGGTGAGAACATGGTTTGCCCACTTTTCAGCTACAGAAGTGTAACTGTCCAGCTCATCCTTCACCTCATCAAAAGTCATTTGTTGAATCTGCTCATCATCAACTTCTTCTCCAGACATGGCAACCTTCTCCATAATCTTCTGTCTTGCCTGGTTCATTACATAGTCTTGGAGAATCTGCGTTTTGAACTCAAGCTCTTCAGATTGACTATCGTCGTCAAATGCTTTAATCCTGAATGCATCAGGACGCTTTGATATTTCACCAACAAGTTCATTGATTGGTGTAGTGATGATTGAATAATGTTTTACATAAGCAGGAAGATTCAAATCAGCCGTAAGCATATCTGTAAAACTTTTCACTTGTGGCTCCTGATAGAAGTCTTCCATTCTAAGGATGCCCTTTACAAGATCGTAGTTTTTAACAAACGTATCCCTATTTTTTACATACTCAGCATAAGCTTTGTTTGCAAAATAATCCATTGTGTTCTTAATCCAACTCTCGTCTCTCTTCTCTTTTTCAGTTTTGAACTGATCGGGAAATATGTTCAGATAGGCATACCTAATCGTAGCATCTTTCGTATATCTTATAATTGCCATTATGTAAAGAGTTTATTTCTTTTTTGTGTATTAAATAGTCCCCTTGATTCAGAGAACAGTGTATTTTTCGACTTGTTAGCAAACATTGCTCTCACCCTATCATCTCCTGAACCACCAACTCTGCCCATTATAGGATCCATTTTATATGCCTGAGCAATAGCTAGTTCTGCTGCTACAATACGGTCAAAGTTACCCTGATCATTATATTGTATCACCTCTTCCAAAAGAACAGGATCAAATATCTTACTCACTCCCAGTATTTGTTTAGTTATGTTACCAGCATCATCTTTCTCTGTCAACACAGTTTCTTCCAAATACTTCTTCAAACAGTTGTGAAGATAGTCAATTATCTTTTGAGAACTTCTATGGATGCCATACTCACGTTTCACCGTAGTGTTTGGCACAATTTCCATCAACCACTGAGGTTGTTTCTCTAGATAGTGAGCATCTCCCTTTGCTTTCATATACTCAATAAATGATATATCATCATTCTCACAGAGTGTTCTAGCATTGTAATATTTGATAAGGAGCCTAGCCTGTTCTTCCCACGTTTCCTTCTTATCAGGTCTAGCCACATACGAAGCTACGAACATATCTTGATATTTCTCACCTGTAATATCATGCATACGTTTATAAACATAAACTGCTCCTAAAGAGGAGCTATATGCTGATTGTCCTTGTCTATATGGATCCACTCCTGCTACATACAACCCATAAGGAGGATTTGCTACAGGAAATTCATATATCACTACGGGAGCATCCTTCAAGTCACTATTCTTCAGAGGGAAATTACTGATTGCTTGCTTATCTGTAAAACTGTGTCCAATCTTATCCTCGTCATTGAATAAAATAACAGGAGTGCCCGTACGCTCAGCTTGAAGAAGCCTAGTCTTTTGCCTCTTGGCAGCTTCAATATCAAATATATTAGTATCCTCGTTAAGGAATATATCATCTACTTCCAATGGATAGTACATCTTTTCTTTCAGATATGCTATCCTGTCTCCAGCTTTCTTTAGTCTATCTAAGTTGTTGGTTGTTATTTCTTTTGCTTTCTCCTCATTACTAACCAACATAGATATCTTGTGTAAATCGCTATCAGCTGGTTGTTCAAGAAACGCACCAAGGGTTGAAGGCTCTTTGGCTTCCATTCTATATTTATAAGAAATGAACAACCCGTGCACTCTCTTGTCATCTTTTTCATTATTATAAGTGAGGAAATTAAAATTATCTACGTCGAACATAAGACTCTTGGCATCCATGAATTTCTTCATATCACCACCAGTACCTGTAAGAATGGGAGAACAACCCCATCCAAATGGTGTGGTGAAACCAGGCACAGCTGCCTGAAAGCCTCGTAGAAAATTTCCTTTACCAATCTCATCTATAATTAGTTTACGTGGTTTTGTACCAGCGATTGCTTCTTCATTATTACCTTCATCCAAGTTACGGACGAGGATCTGGGAGAATGGAATTCTTTCTCCTGATTTAGTTTTGATTCCAAGCGTCACTTGATTCTTCCAATTGTCCTCAATTCTCTGCCATCTCCAAGCTTCTGGAAGGAAGTTTAGTCCCTTGTCAATCTTATCTGTAATTAGTTTAATATCTGGGGCATTCAAACCAGAAATAATGTTCTGTGAATTCTCATCAAATGTAGCTCCCCATGCAATGTACGAACTCTCAATAACCGACTTAGCCAAACGCCTTATCCCTAGAATAACAAGTCCTTTCTTTTCATTTTGTGCTCTATCTATCTCATTTGTTATAATCCACTCATTATCACGTAGATAGGGATTTGCATATTTCTGAGAGATGCGTCCACGTTCATCTATAATATCCACTTCTGTATTCCAGAAGTTTAGGTGCCAATAAAGAAAGGGATTTATATAAACCCCATTCATCATAGCTCCATTTAAACATAAGTCCTTGTGGAAATTAAAAAACTCTCTATGTTCAGAGCTTTCCTTGTCTGGAATTCGTGGCTGATTGATGAACCAATCTTTATAATCTATTGACTGTATATTATTTATCATTATCCTCTACTTTTGAGGAAGTCTTCTGCCATTGTTGATAGCTCTCCCTTTCCTCTCACTTCCACCTTAGCCTCTTCTATCTTCCTAAGTTTGTCTACCACTTCAACTAGGGCAAGGTAGTTCTTCATTGTTTCCTGAACAAACTTACCCTGAGCTTCTATGGATGCAATCACCATAGGAAGCATTCCTCCTTTGGCTGTAGGTTTCCACTCAATCCTGTCCTTCAACTCATGAAGGGGATTGGCATCAACATATGCCCTCCAGCTCTTAAGTTGCTCTTCAGCCCATTCAAGCTCTGTATTAATATATGTAGTTTTCTTAATAGTCGCCATTATCTTCTTCTTTAAATAGACTATCCAAATCCATCCCTTCTTTAATTATTCTGTCAATCTCTTCTGCATCAGTTCTAGGGATGATGTCCATGTCAAGCTGGCTTATATACTTACTTAACGCAAACACTAGCTCCCTATCTGTCACTCCCCAAACATCCCCATATCCATCCAGTGCTGTAGCCAGATGTCTACCCATATTATATTCTGGGTAGAGCTTATGTAGATCTTGGAGAGCATGTATAGCCTGGTTATAATAATTTGGCTTCTTGCTCATAACTTCTATTTTATTAAAATCCCTGCTTTCTTTGCTGCAAGCTCAGACAAGCTTGGTGCAACAATATCATTCAGGAGCTTTTCAATCTGCTCATTAGCAGCTTTCTTAACTTCTTCTGAAACTCCTGGTGTAGCCACCAAAGCTCCAAGTTTCTCAATAACAATCCATGCTTCTACTACAGGGTTCATATTAGTTGGTTTAAGTCGTCGTCCGACAGGTTTAGTTTATCCCCATCAACTTCAGGGATGTTGTCAAAATTATCTTTATACTCATCATCCATATATTCCTTAGAGAAGGAAATTCCTACGGAGTCTTGTTCATCGTCCATTGTTCCAATGATGTCCACATAGTTCACGCCCTTATCATACAAACCCACAAGAATTTCTATGAATGTGTTCAAATGAACCTTCTTAATCTTTACATGATTACCCATCACCTAATTCTTTGTGTATTACATCAAACTCTTCCTCACCAAGCACTGCCTCCCATTTATCAATTGGACACTTGCAAGACAAACATGCTGTTTTTGCAGAAAGCGTGCATCCACAATTTGTACAATGTAAATCTGGACGAACGCTTTCATATCTTCCTGTAACCTTCCTATTGTCAGACTGGTAAGAACACTTAGCACAAACACTCAATCTCTCCTCACTAATGCTCTTGATCTGCTCCTTCAAATGAGACGGAGGAATCAACTTGTTTCTCCATCCTTCGTAAATCTGGGATATGTTCAACATCTATCTTTGGTTTTAATGTCTCTATACCTACTAACGTATTTGCCAGCTTTACAGATGCAGACGCTCTCTTTTGTTCTGAGAGAGCCTCATCATTCATTTGTCTTTCGAACAAATTAGCCTTACTCAACATCTTCGCCATCTTCCTTTGAGCTTTCTTGTGATTGAAATAAAACTTTCCAAACCCAGAAATCTCCACACTATAATTATTCACAAGAGCTTCATTGGCTCCCTGGAACTGATGGTTTACAATTGCCTCAATAGTCTTCTCACTTGTCATTGTCTTAACAGCTAAAATCCTAATGAGGTAGTCCTTAACGGACATTGACATAGGCTTATCCATGACTCACATTTACCTGTAAAACAATATTGTTCTCAAAGTTGAGCGTAATCATAGGATTGACCTTCACCTTACTCCCATCCTTCACCAATACACCAATCTTCTTCAGCTTACTAATCATATTATTAATCGTAGGAGCTGAACTCTTATACTTCTTACAGAACTCTTCCCTATTATTAGAATACGAAATATTACCCTTAACTGCTGTAAATGCTGTCAACTGAAGTTCTCTCTCTGTCAACTTAAGATCATTAATAGCAGAAATAATCGTGTAATACCTCTGAGCAACATCAAATGCATCTCCTTCAGCTTTTTTAAGCTTCTGAACAATTACACTTTTATTTACTGTTGGTTCCATATTTAGATGTCTAATACAAAGATAGGAGGAATTAAATCATTGACAAATAACCACTTACATTATTTAATACACTAAATGCTATATTATGTCTGAATTATCCACATCCTTCCAAAAAACAACAACCACATTAACAAAAAACAATCCCAAAACAACCTCATCCTCTACAGAGCCATCATCCAGTGTATATCTCTGAGAAAATATACCAAGCTTATAGAACGGATGTCTTAACGTATTAAGCTCTAATTCAATCGTAACTTCATTAGAACCAATAAATCCAGAAATCATAGCAACAGAAATCAAAAACAACACAACATATAAAATCACCATAATAAATCTATTTTAGTTCATAACCCACCCACCGCCCTCAAAGGTATGTCCATTTAAAATGTCCACCAAAAAAATTTTTTTCTAAATCCTAGGGGGTGTTATATCCATGGGAGAAGAGGCTACTCCAAATTAAGACCCCCAGTGCAGAGTAGGCGGTTGGGGATATCCCCCATTTGATGTAACGCTAATTGATAAAATCGAAAACATGAACAAGTTTGTAATTAACAACGGTAACTACAGTGCGAGTGGTGCATTCAGTGGTTACACTGCGAAGGGTGAGAGAATTCACATTTTTGCTCGTCAGATGGAATCTTTGGGTTATGCTAAAGGAGACAGCGTAGCATTTCCATTCTACGTTCTTGCAGAAGAGAAATCTTATGCACCTCGTTTGGATGCTGCAGGTAAACCCATTCCTAACGCTGATGGTACGTTTGGTGTTAAAGACCGTTTGACAGCAACTGCCATCTTCAAGACTGTTGAATCTCTTGGTCAAGCGTACGTTGATGATGCAACATTGGATGCACGCATTAATGCTATGGTTAACCAAGCGGTTAAATCCTACAGCCTTGATGATGCAAGCATCAGTGCACTTGCTAATGCATTCTAACCAACCTGAGTTCCTCACTAATCACAGTGGGGAACTCATTTTCTTTTATCTCTTAAACCAAATGTTATGAAACACTCACTAATTGACACGAAGTTTGCTTTCAGACAGTTTCTTTTGACACAAGAATTGGGATACAATCACCCAAGAAGAATGCGAAGACTATCAAGAAATAGGTCGCTGTTCTTCCATCTGCGAATAAAGTGTGATGATTACATCACAAACAAACTGATTGATAAGCACTTCTTATTATAATCTGCTGATAATTAGCAGATTATATATAAGGGTGGGTGTTAAACTAACACTTTGGGTGGGGATATTAAGCACGAAATAGATGGTGTAAACACTCTACATGCCTGTTAATCACTTGATTAGACAGTTGAAACCAAGGATATTACAACAAAATATATAGCATTAACTATTTCAATTTCCGTAACCACACACTTCTTCAATAGTGTTCAGTGTGGTAGATACGCCTGAGAAGAAACACTACATACAGCTGATGAAGTAGGCTGTTATATTATTCATTCATTTAAATTAATTAGTTATGACAGAGTTTAAAGTTACTTATTTGTATACAGACTATTCTATTAGATCTGTGTATATTCAAGCTTCATGTAAAGAAGAGGCTAGAGTTTTGGTATATAGTCGTACAGAAGGTTGTGTTCAAACTCTTTCTGCTGAATTCACCAATTAAACCATTTGTCATGACCAATCAACAGTATTACGATGAGTATGTCAATAACGCAATTGATACGCTCAAACAGCTCACTAATCAAGACATAATTAAACTTGTTCTTGAGGAGTATAGAAATTTTGTTCTTAAGTATGATATGGATAAGCGACAAGCTGATATGCTTGATATGTCTATTATAGAATATCATCAGTATATAGATGACATGAATGAGAGCCTGTAACAGGGCTCTTTTCTTTTTATTCATTTAAACCAAAAACCAATCATATGCAACACGTATTTTTGAAATCAGGCGTAGAAATCAGGTTCAATCCTGAGAAATGTGAATTTTGTTTCAATGATAGAGGATATTTTGTGGGTGATGTAGGTGTTAGAAGAAGTTCTAACAATACATTTCACAATGTGGAGAGTTTTACTTTCCATATAGATGAGATGTCCTGTCATTGGATGGAATAAGAGCCTTTGGGCTCTTTTCATTTGAACAAACAGATGGGTTGAATAAACCAAGCTTGTGGTAAAGCAGTTTGTTCTTTTATTACCTTAGAAGCGAGGTATGGAGTGGATATAATGCGAAGTGAAACCACTCTTTTTTAATGCACCATTTCAGCTTCCCAAGGGCTGACAGTTGTAATAAGTAGTAGTGCGCAATACCTGGATGGGTAACACCACGAAAAATACAGGTCTTGTTACATCTGAGTGCAGAGGGAAATTATACATGATTGGAGGTAATACATGCTCCCAAGCAGGTGCAAAGCCTGCATTTTTCTTTTGTCACCAATTTAAAACCATATATTATGTCACAATCATTTGAAACATTGTTGTTAGAAGTTAGGGATTCTATTGAGCAATCAATGACACCATCACAGCTCACTTCCACCCTCATGATGGCTCTTAAGAGAGCTGAAGAGTTTGAGGAAGAATGGATTAATGAGCTGTATGAGAATAATGATGGCTTTCAATCATTTATTTATTGATTATGGAAACGTACATATCGTTTAGTAAGGTGTTTAATAGTAGGAATAGGTTAAATGGGTGGGCTAAGCTCATCCATTTAACTAAGAGCAGTGGTTCAGATTTGTCTGATGACAGTCTATTATCCAAACCACTCATCATTAGTGCTCCTATTGTTAAAATACAGAATGCACCATGTGACAAACCATTTGTAGCTATTAGGAAATGGAGAACATGGCTCATGGGTAATTATTATAGAGAAATAAAATGTTATCATTAAACCATTTAAAATCAATTAGTTATGAAAAAAGTAATGTTATTAATCGCAATTGTTAGTTTTATGGCATCATGTTCAGATCAAGCATCTAGTGGTAACAGAGATGTTACCCAACTAGTTAGGGTTAGATTAGTCAATGGAGAAGTTGATTGGATTAGACTTAACTCAGTTGAGATGAAAGTCTTCCTTACAGGAGACACTATTAATATCAATAGGTTAACTCATCGTATTCAAGCAGACCGTATGTCTCAGAAAGCAGTCATCATTTCTAAAATCAACTAATAAAAACAATTATGAAAAAGACTATACTAATGCTGATTGCTGTTAAACTATTGTTCATTCTATTATTTGCTTTATTTCTTTCTTCTTGTCGTACCACAGGGTATGGCTGTAAGGGTAGAGCATCATGGAATGATGTTGTTAATAAAGCAAATAAATTATATTAAACCATTTAAAATCAATGAATTATGGAAAAGTTAGCACGTTTTGGAATTCTTGTACTATTGTACATATTGTCATTTATTATTGTTTATTCTATTCTACCGTCTGTTGTATGGGTATTTGGTGGAAGTTTTAGAGAAGTGGTACAAAGTGCACCATATGCAGCATTTGGTA